CATTGCAAGACTTATCAACATTTAGAATGGTCAAACATTAAATGGGATGAAAATTTAAAAAATGTAAATTATGTTTGCAAGAGTTGTGGAGTTCTTATTGATGAATCCGATAAACCTTACATGATGCAAAATGGCAAATGGATTCAAGAAGGTAATAAAAGTAGTGTTGCTGGTTTTCATCTAAATGAATTGTATTCATCATGGCGTACATGGAAAGAAGTTGTCGAATCATTTTTAGTTGCTAAGAATAATCCTGAGCAATTACGAGTTTGGGTAAATACATCATTAGGAGAATGTTTTGCAGAAAAGGGTGAAGAAATAGAATCAGATAGTTTGTTAAATCGTAGAGAAAACTATGACCATGAAACCATCCCTGAAAATGTTTTAGTTTTAAGTTGTGGTGTAGATTGTCAGTCAGATAGATTAGAAGCACAAGTTGTGGGATGGTCAGCAGATAATCAAGTCTATGTAATTGAATACAAAATCTTTTGGGGTGATCCTAACCAATTGGAAGTATGGAAAGAACTAGACGAATATTTATTATCATCATTTACAAAAGAAAATAATCACAAAATAAAAATAGCAATCACTTGTATTGATTCAGGTTATGCAACTCAAAGCGTTTATGGTTTTGTAAAACCAAGACAAGGCAGAAGAGTATTTGCTGTCAAAGGACAAAGCATAAGTGGGAAACCAATTGCCAACAGACCAACACAATCAGGCAGACAAAGAGTAAGTCTTTATCCAATCGGAACTGATACTGCCAAAGATACTTTGTTTAGTTGGTTGAATGTTGCAGAAGAAGATCAAGCTGGGTACATACATTTTCCAAGTACAGTTGATGAAGAATATTTTAAACAACTAACTGCAGAGAAAAGAATCATAAAGTTTCATCGTGGACAAAAGAAATTAGTTTGGAAACAGACAAGAGAAAGAAACGAAGCACTAGATAATTTTGTTTATGCCCTTGCTGGATTTTATATTCTTTCTCCGAATCTAAAAAAAATAAAAACCAAAAGCGAATCGCAAGAAGCACAACCAAAACAAGAGAAAAGAAAGAATCTAATCAATCGCAGAAGAAAAAATACTTGGGTTAATGATTGGTAAATTAAATTTAAGTTAATTTACCTTTTAATGATAAAATGCTTTTTAATTCTATCTTTTTAGAAGAAATTTTTGTATGTAGAGTATGTCCAACGCATTTGACAGAACCAATTATCCAACACAAGAACCTGACACTATCGTAGTGGGCGATAGGTTATTGTGGCGAAGAGATGATTTAGCTGACACTTATCCCACATCCGCTTATGCACTTACTTATGAATTTCACGAAGATTCAGGTGGTGGTGGTTCACATAAATTTGCTATCACAGCAACCGAAGCTGATGATACTTATTTTGTTGAAGTAGCATCTTCAACTACTGCAAGTTATTCTGATGGTGATTATATTTGGAATGCTTTTATCACCAGAACATCTGACTCCCAAAGAATCAGAATTGATACAGGCAGAAGCACAGTAGTTAAAAATCTAGCTAATACCAATGCAGATTTAAGAAGTCATGCAAAAAAGGTCTTGGATAATATTGAAGCTGTTTTAGAAAACAGAGCATCAATAGATCAATCTTCTTTTTCCATAGCTGGTCGTTCTTTATCAAGAATGTCTATAGATGAACTATTAACATTTAGAGATAGATACCATGCTGAATACTTAGAAGAAGTTAAAAAAGCTAGAATTAAAAATAAACAAAGGTCAGGTAATACAATAGAGGTTAAATTCTAATGGCTTGGTACGACAGATTTACAAGAAAACCGAAAAGAAGAAAAACTCTTAATTTAAGAAAATACAATGGTGCAAGTACCAGCAGATTATTTTCTGACTTCTTACAAACATCTACATCTGCTGATGAAGAAATAAAGACCAATCTCAGATTACTCAGAGATAGATCAAGAGATTTAGCAAGAAATGATAGTTATGTACAAAGATATTTAAATCTTATGCAGTCAAATGTAGTTGGTAACAATGGTATTCGTTTATCAATGAAAGCAAGAAACGATGATGGCAGTTTGGATTTAATAGCTAACAGAATAATAGAAGAAAAATGGCATCAATGGTGTCGTTTAGGTAATTGCACAACGAATGGCAGATTAACATTTATTGACTGTCAAAAATTATTTATAGAATCTTTAGCAAGAGATGGCGAGGTATTAGTTCGCCATGTTAAGTCAAGAGATTCAGAGTTTGGTTATCAGATAGAGTTTTTAGAAGCTGACCATTTAGATGAAACTAAAAACGACAATCCTGAAAAGGGTGGTAATAAAATAAAAATGGGCGTTGAACTAAATGCAAGTAATAAGCCTATTGCTTATTATCTCTTCAAAAATCATCCATTTGATAACCAATACTATGCAAGACAAAGCCACATCAGAGTAAATGCTGATGAATTGATTCACGCTTATATACCAAACAGACCTGAACAAAATAGAGGTGTGCCATTTACTGCATCTGCTATGGCAAACATAAAAATGCTTGGTGGCTATTTGGAAGCAGAAATAGTTTCTGCAAGAGTATCAGCAAGTAAGATGGGATTTTTTACAAGTCCTGATGGTGATGGTTATGTAGGCGATGGAGAAGATGAAGAATATGTACCGATAATGAACGCTGAAGCTGGAACATTTGAACAACTACCAGCAGGAATGGATTTCAAATCTTTTGATCCTGACCATCCAACATCAGCTTTTGAATCATTCAGTACTCAAGTTTTGAGAAGTATTGCATCAGGTTTAAATATTTCTTATCACGCCTTAACCAATGACCTTAGTTCTGTAAATTACAGTTCATTAAGAGCTGGTGCATTAGAGGACAGAGAGATGTACAGACTGTACCAAAGATTTACCATTGACCATTTCGTTAGACCTGTTTTTGAAAGGTGGTTAGAGATGTCAATATCAAGTGGTGCTATCTCAACATCTCCAAGTACCAACCAACCTTTGCCAATGAGCAGATACGATAAGTTTGCTAATTCAGCAAACTTTATACCTAGAAGTTTTTCGTGGGTTGATCCACAAAAAGAAATGATGGCTTCTATAAGTGGTATGCAGTCAGGTCTAGTAACATTTCAAGATGTTCAAGCAAACTATGGAAGAGATGTTGAGGAGTTGTTTGAGCAACACGAAAGAGAACAGAAGTTAGCAGAACAATATGGTGTTAAAACAGCATTTCAACCTTTCGGAATGAAGATGCCTGTTGAGGCTGACATTCAGGGTGGCGAGGGTGGCGATGGCGACTGATTTTCCGACAAAAGGTGAGGATAAAAAAGTCAGTTTAAGAAACTCTAATTATCCGCAGTTTGATTATGGATTTATTGCTGGTGTAAAAGAAAATGATCCTGATATCTATAAAGCTGGTGGCAATATTAGAGGTAACGAAGCATTTAATCTATGGACTAAAGCAAGAGATGGTGAAGAAACTGCTGGTGTTATTAAATGGATTAAAGAAAGAGAAGCATGGGCGGCTAGACATTTTGAAGATGGCAAACAGTTCAAGTCAGGAGATAAAGCTGGTAGACCATCGAATATTGCTGGTGTTATTGCTCAAATGAAATGGGGAGTAATCGGCACACTTGGCGAACAAAAAATGAAAGATGTTGTTTTAGAAGCTATCAAATATGTAGAACAAAAAGAATCAGGTTCAGCTAGTCAAGCACAACAAGACAGACAAGAAGAAATGTCAAAAAGACAAGAAACTATAGAATATGAAGTAACAATAAAAGCTGGAGATAATAAATATGGAGAAGGCAACAAATTCTATTTAGATGGGGAACTATCTCCAAGACTTAGAATGCTTGAAGGTAATACTTATAAATTTGATTTATCTGATGCTTCTAATAAAACACACGCTTTAAGATTTTCAATTACAGAAGATGGCGTTCATAATGATGGCGAAGCATATACTCAAGGTGTAGAAGTATCAGGTAAAGCTGGAGAAGAAGGTGCATTTATATCAATTGTAATAAACAAAGAAACACCTGATTTATATTATTATTGTGTAAATCATTCAGGTATGGGTGGCAAAATATCAATACAAAAAGTAGATAATGAAAGACAAGTTTCTGATACTGTTGAAAAAGGCTTGAGAAAAAAAGTAGAAGAACACAATGAAGAAGTAGGAAATGCAACTACTAAAAGAACAACTTACAGAACAATCCTTTCAGTATTTGAAAGAGGTATAGGTGCATACAAAACAAACCCAGCATCGGTCAGACCAAATGTTGGCTCTGCCGAACAATGGGCGTATGCACGTGTAAATAGTTTTCTTTTCGCTTTGCGAAATAACAGATTTCAGGGTGGTAAGCACGATCAAGACTTACTTCCTGAAGGGCATCCTTTATCAACCAAAAACAAAGAGGATAAATCTATGGAATATAAAGATAATAGACATATTCTCAATGTTGAGGAAACAGATGATACTTACGTAATATCATTTGCTAAACATGAGGATATGATGGAAAGTATGGAAGATGATGACAAAGAAATGATGGAATCTCGACCATACCATGATGAAGAAGATAAAGATGAAGAAGAAAGACTAGATAAGTCTGATATTGTCTATCGTACACTAGACCTTTCAAGAGCATCTTATATCGATGAAGAAAACAGAAGAGTGAGAATCGGAGTTAGTTCCGAAGAACCTGTCGAAAGAGATTTTGGCATGGAAGTTATCTCACATTCTATTGAGGACATTGACACTAGCTTTATTGCTAGTGGTAGAAGTCCTTTACTCTTAGACCATGACATGACTAAACAGATTGGTGTGGTCGAAAGATATGAAATTGATTCTGCTGAAAAAAGTGCAAAGGCAATAGTTCGCTTTGGTCGAGGCGAATTGGCAGATGAAGTGTTCAGAGATGTTCAAGATGGTATTCGTCAAAATATCAGCGTTGGATATAAAATAAATGGCATGGAACGTGTTCGTGGCAACAAAGATGATAAGCCTATGTTCAGAGTATCAACTACACCTTTAGAGGTGTCGGTTGTTTCTGTACCAGCAGATCAATCTCAAGCTGTCGGTGTAGGACGTTCTGAAGAAAAACAATCTACTATAAAGGTAAAAACAATGACTGAAGAAGTTAAAAATGAAATAAACCTTGATGAAGTTAGAGAACAATCTGTTGCTGAAGCTAAAGCCGAATTCGTTAGAAATTCTAAAGAAATTATGGACTTAGCTGTTAGACACAACAGAAGAGACCTAGCTGACAAGGCTATTCAAGATGGCAACTCAGTAGAAGAATTTAGAGGAATCTTATTAGACCAAATAGCGACTGATAAGCCTTTAGAAACTCCTGAGATTGGCATGACAAAAAAAGAAGTACGTCAATTTTCGATTATGAAAGCAATCAATGCTTTAGCTAATCCAACTGACAGAAACGCACAAAGGGAAGCTGAATTTGAATTTGAATGTTCAGAAGAAGCATCTAAACACTATGGCAGAACTGCACAAGGTATTATGTTACCACCTGAGGTTATGTCTAATTGGAACACTAGGGATTTGAACGCATCTGATGATGCTGGTCTTGTTGGACAAGATTTCAGACCTGAAAGTTTCATTGATGCACTTAGAAACGCATCTGCTGTAATGCCATTGGCTACAAACCTAAATGGACTATCTGGCGATGTTAAGATTCCTAAAAAAACATCTGCCGCATCTGCCGCTTTTATTAGCTCAGAAGGTGGTGCATCAGGCGAATCTGAAATGGTTATCGGTTCTGTAACTATGTCTCCAAAAACTGTAGGCGTACACACAGACGTTACTAGACAATTAATGCTTCAATCATCTTTAGATGTTGAAAACTTAATTCGTGATGATTTAGCTAAATCAATGGCAATTGCAATTGATGATGGTGCTTTAGAAGGTAGTGGTTCTAGTGGAAATCCAACAGGTATCACTAACACTTCAGGTATCAATACTGTTTCTTTAAGTAGTGCTGCTGCACCTACTTTCGCAGAAATGGTTTCAATTGAAACAAGTGTTGCTGTAGATAATGCTTTGGTGGGCGACTTGGCTTACATCATTAATCCAGCTAACTTCGGTACGCTAAAAACTACAGCCAAAGATTCAGGCTCTGGTTTATTCGTGGCTGAGAATGGGATGGTTAATGGTTATCCAGTAGTCGTATCAAATCAAATTACTGCGAATAACTATGTGTTCGGAAACTTCAATGACCTATTAATTGGGTTCTTTGGTGGTTTAGATATAACTGTTGATCCTTACTCTAACTCTACTTCAGGTACTGTTAGAATCGTTGCTCTACAATCAGTAGATGTAGCTGTAAGACACGCAGTATCTTTCTGTAACGCAAGTTAATAGATGGTATTAACAACTAAAAAGGCAGTAGGGGTTTTCTCTACTGCCCTTTCAAAAAACAAGGAAAGTAAAATGAAAGTTTTAATTCTTAGAGATACAGTTGCTGATGGTAAAAAAGTTTCTGCTGGTGATGTTGTCGAAATAGATAACGATACTGCTAATACTTTAATTAGTTATGGCAAAGCGGAAGCATCCGATGGCAAAGTATCTGAAAAAAAAGATAGAAGTGTAGGCTTAGAAAAATCAGAAGTTAAAGTCAAAAGGAGAAAGGGAAAATAAATGGCTTTAGAATTTGATGCTGATTTTGATGGCTACTTTGATGATTCTTATGGACATGGTGTGTCTGCTACATATACTCCATCAGGTGGTTCAGGATCAACTATCAAGGTTATCCTTGAAGATGAATATTTATCAGTAGATGGTTTAACTGTAGGAGTTGAAGGCAGTACACCTGTCGCATATTGCAAAACTAAAGATGTATCATCTGCAAGTCATGGTGATACTTTGGCTTTTTCAGCACAAACTGATTTAGATGGTAATACTCTCAAAGGTGCAAAAACTTATTCTGTTGTAAATGTGCAACCTGATAACACAGGCATTACAGCTTTGATATTACAAGAACAATAATGGCTAATCACATCAGACAACAAATAAGAGAAAGAGTAGGTACAACCTTAACAGGTTTGACTACTACAGGCTCTAATGTTTTTCAAAGCAGAGTCTATAATTTAGAGGATTCTAAGTTACCAGCAATAATTATTTATACAAAATCTGAAGATTCAGAATTACTAGAAATGGGTTCAACAAGAACATTACAAAGGAATCTATCTCTAGTAGTTGAAGCGTATGTAAAAGCAAATAGCAATTATGACGATACAATTGACACAATTGCTAAAGAAGTTGAAGCGGCTATGGGTGCTGATGTAACTCATAACAATTTAGCTAGAGATTCTTTCCTAGATTCAACCGAAATAAATTATAATGGCGAGGGTGAACAACCTATTGCTGTTATGACTATGGTATATAATATAGGTTATCAAACTACAGAAGTGACAGCAGATGTCGCTTTATAGAGGTTTTTATTATGGATAAAAATGTAATGGTTTCTCCTGATGGCAAAAGCAAAATTACTGTTTTTGATTCAGAAGTTGAAAATCTAAAAGCAAATGGGTGGACTCTTGAAGGAGAGTCTAAAATTAAAACAAAATCTAAAGAGGATTAATAATGGCAACATTTACAGGTAAAGCTGGTGTAGTACAAACAGGCAGTAATGCTTTAGCAGAAGTTAGGTCTTACAGTATCACACAAACAGGTGACACTACAGAATCTACTGCTATGGGTGACTCAGCAAAAACATTTGAAGCTACTCTTACTGAATTTTCAGGTTCAGTAGATGTATTTTTTGATGATACTGATACTTCAGGTCAGGTTTCTTTGACTATAGGTTCTTCATTCACTTTGAATTTAGCACCTGAAGGCACAGCAAGTGGTGCATACAAATTGTCAGGCACAGCTATCGTAACTGATATTACTAGAACTGCGGCTCATGATGGACTTGTTGAAATGACTATTGCATTTCAAGGAACAGGTGCATTGGCTATTGGTACTTACTCATAATGACTAAAGCGATTGATAATGTCGTTGCTCACTTTGACAGTCAAGAAATTAAAAAAATTGAAGTCAAAGAATGGGGAACAGAAGATCAACCTTTGGAAATTTTTACAAAACCATTAACATTACAAGAGTCTAAAAAACTCTATAGAATGGCAAATGGTGGCGATTTAGAAGTTATGGTTTATGCCATCATAGACAAAAGTCTTGATGCAGAAGGCAACAAACTTTTCACGTTAGCTGATAAAGATAAATTTATGAGAAATGCTGACGTGGAAGTTTTGTCAAATGTTGCAACACAGATATTAGGAACTATAAATTCTGAACAAGCACAGGAAAAGTAAAAGCCGATTCTGATCTATTTGCTATGTTTGCTCTTGCGGACAGGCTCGGCATGACAGTTGAACAATTGCAAAAGAGCATGACAGTAGATGAGTTTATTTGTTGGTTGGCATATTTAGAAGAAATGAATAGTAAAATGGAAAACAATGGGTAACTTAGGTAAATTAAATATTGTCATTTCTGCGGTTAATAAAACCAAAGCTGTTTTTAATCAGGTTTCACAAAGTTTAAATAAAATAAAAAGCGGTGTTGGCAAAGCACTAAAAGTTTTTGGTGGCTTAACTGCCGCCATTGGTGGTGTTGGCTTTGCATTAGCCGCTTTGGGAAAACAATCATTTGCCTATATAGATACGCTTGGAAAAACGTCAGATCAATTAGGCGTATCTGTAGAATTTTTACAAGCCTTTCAAATAGCCGCAGAAGAAGCTGGAAGTTCGTCAGAAGGTGCTAATAAAGCATTACTTAAATTTAGTAAAAATATTGGTGAAGCTGGTCGAGGCCTTAAAACACAAGCAGATTTATTTAAAGATTTAGGTGTTTCCATTAGAGATAGTTCAGGAAACCTTAAAGGTACAGAACAATTATTACTTGAAACAGCAGATGGTATAGCCGCTTTAGGTTCTTCAGCAGAAAAAAATTCTGCACTTACTAATTTATTTGGTCGTTCAGGACAGCAACTATTTGCAATTCTTAATCAAGGTGGTGATGCTGTTGCTGGACTAAAAGATAAAATGCTTGAACTTGGTATTGGTATATCAAGTGAAGCTGTAGATGCTGTTGAAAGATTTAACGATACTTCAAATATTTTAAGCAGACAATTGAACAGTCTGAAAGATAATGTCTTTGCGGCATTTCTTCCGATACTTCAAACTTTTGTAAATCAATTGACTACAACTTTTAAAACCTTTGCTGAAGGAGAAGGCGGTATTCAAAAATTTAGTCAAGCATTGGCAACAAACATAATCGATGGAGTGCAAACAGCTTTATTAGCTATGCAAGAATTGGTTCTTGGTGGATCAAGAATGGTTACTTCTTTACAAGAAAGTTTGTTACAAATAACTAACTTTTTTGGCAGAAACGAAGAAGCTATAAATTCTTTACTAGACAGACAAAACGAATTTGAACAAAGAACTATCGAAGGCTTTACAGGAGTCATGACTAAAGTCGGTGAATACAGAAATATGATTGGCAGTTCTGTTGAAGCCATGAATACTTTAACAAATGGCACAGAAGAATTTACAAATAGAGGAACTCAATCATTTACAGATGCTTTGAGTCCATTAGCTAAATTTAAGAAAGAATTAGAAGATACAGGCACGGCAATAGAAAATACAACTGTTCAAGCTATGAAAAAATTTGAAGATACTTTGGTTGATGGTCTTATGTCAGGTAAATTTGCTTTCAAAGATTTTGCAAATTTTGTTATTAAAGAATTATTAAGAATAGCAATCAGAAAATTAATCATAGATAAAATTACAGGTGGCTTTAGTTCTTTCCTTGAAGGTTTTGTAGGCAAAGAAAGAGGTGGTACTGTAACAGCTAACAGACCTTATTTGGTTGGTGAAGCTGGTGCAGAATTATTTGTACCAAATAAAACAGGCACAATCGTACCAAACAATAGATTAGGTGGTGGTATGGGATCAGGTGGTATGCCAATAAACATTACCTACAACATTCAAGCCTTTGATTCAAAAGATACTTTATCTGCAATAACAGAAAATGCACCTACTATATCTGCCATAATAGAAAGTGAATTCAATAAGCGAGGTAGAAGAGGTTTTGTAACATGAGCGGCAGTTTCCCAACATCACCAGCGGCAAGTAGCGTAAATATTAAATCTATCGAACCTACTTTAGTTTCTGTTACACAAAATTTAAAAAGACAAGTAAGAAGAAGAGGTGGACAAAGATGGTCATTAGAAGTGGAGTTTCCACCAATGACTAGATCAGAGTTTGCACCTATTTACGCTTTTGCTATGAAGCAACAAGGTCAGTTTGAAACCTTTACTTATGTTCCACCTGTTATAAGCACATCACAAGGCGATACAACTGAATCTCCTGTAGTTGATGGTGCGGTGTCAGTTGGTGCAAGTTCAACGACCATAGATGGTCTTACAGCTTCAGAATCAGGCATTATAAAAGCTGGGGATTTTTTCAAATTTAGTGGTCATTCAAAAGTGTATATGGCTACTGCTGACATGGATGCAGATGGTACAAGTCATGCTACCTTGAATTTTGCACCAAATCTTTTAAATGCAGTTGCTAATGATGAAACCATAGTTTTTTCAGCAGTACCTTTTACTGTTTCTTTTACTCAGGATATTACTCAATTTGCTACCGATGTTACTGCTTTATTTGGTTTTAGTATGACCTTAATAGAAGTGTTTTAATGAGATGGATAGAGGAAGTACAGGTGCATTTCAAACAGAGATTGTTAAATCTGCAAACAAACCTTTTCATCTAGTTAAATTATCTTTTGATGATGTCAGTTATTTTTTATCTGATGCTTATATTCCTGTAACTTACGATTCAAATACTTATACACCAACAGGAAGTTTTTTAGCTTTTTCTGATATTGTTGAAACCAATGAAGCTAATATTGAAACCATAAGTATTTCTTTATCAGGAGTTGATACAACTTATGTTAATTTATTTTTATCAGGTGGTTACTTAGACAGAACAGTGCAAATTTACAAAGCATTTTTAGATAGTAACGATGCTTTGGTTTCTGATCCTTTATTAATATTTGATGGCAGATTAAATAATCCTGTAATTAAAGAAGATGTTGATGCTGGAACTAGCACAATAGCAGTACAAGCAAGTTCATTATTTGTGGACTTTGATAGAATCAATACAAGATTTACAAATAATGAATCTCAACAAAGTTTCTTTTCAGGTGATACAGGCTTTAGATTTAGTTCAGTTGTAGTTAAAGAATTGAATTGGGGAATGACTACAGGTGCTACTGCATCAGGTGGTGGCAGTTCTAGTGTATCAACACAAGGTTCTTCAACATCACCAATCAATAATACTTCACCAGCACAAAAAAGTATTTTTAGAGAAATAAAACCAACCAATCCATCATTCAGTTTGCAATCAGGTTCGGTAGTAATTCATATTAATTATGCAAACAGAAGCACAGCAAATTTTTCTGTAGGACAACAAGTTAAGATAAATGGTTTTGAATCTAAAACATTTGATGATGGTGAGTTTATTTTAAGTTCTGCAATCAATCATTCTGAAGGTGCTGGAACTCATGCCATAGTTGCTTTAGATTCTGATGGCTTTGGTTTTACGATTGCAGTACCAAATACAGTTACATCTGTAAAATCAGGAAAATTTGGTGGAAGTGAAATAACAGTTGATGATGAATTAGTTGTACCTGTATTGATACAAACTACATCAGGTTCTAATTCGATTACAGTCAATGCTGATAACTTTGCCAAAGTGGGCGAAGCAGTTTCTTTTAATTTAGAAACAACATCTGTTGGTGGTATTGAAAGTAGAATCCTTGCCTTAGATCATAAAATTACTGCAAGAACTACAGATACACTTACAGTAGCAGTTACACAAAAAAATATTGTTCTAGCCAATCCTTTAAAAACCACATCAGGTTCAACATCATTGGTTATAGATTTTGCAGAACATAATATTGCTGTAAGCGATTCAATTACTATTTCGGGTGCTACAGCAGTTGGTGGTGTACCAGCTTCAGATATAAACAAGGCACATACTGTTACAGCTATAACAGAAAACACAGTTACAGTTGTTGTTTCAACAACAGCAACAAGCACCGCAAGAGGTGGTAGTGATGCAGTTCGTTTGGATAGCAAAATTATCAGAACCAATCCAATAGAAACTACAGCTTCATCTGCTACTGTAAAGGTACATTACAGAAGTCATGGTTTGGCAAATAGCGACACAATTACATTAGAAGGCTTAGATGATGTGGGTGGCTTAGATAGAAGTTTATTGAATAAATCACATACTGTAGTTGATGCTTCCAATACAGATTATTTTACAATCACTCTATCTGAAAGTGCTACAGCTTCAGAGTTTGGTGGTGGTGGTGATAGTGTTTTAGAAAGACCTGTAAAAGCTACATCAACAGTTAATTATGGATCATCAGGAAGCAGAATAAATCTACCAACAGAAATACGATGATAGATAAGACAAAAGCAAATAATTATATTGAATCTAAATTAAATGAGCCTTTTGCATGGGGTATTAACGATTGCAATACATTCATTGTTGAATACTTTGATAAGGTATTAGGTACTGATTTACTTAAAATAATTTATCAAAAATATTCTACAAAAAAAGGTGCAATTGAATTTCAAAAAGAATTTGCTCAAAGAATATCAGGCAGATGCTTGGAATTAGGCATGAAAGAATATCATCCAAGTAAAGCTATATTTGGCGATATATTAGTTAAACATAATGAAAATTGGGATTCATGTCATATTTGTATTGGTAGTAAAATGGCATCTGTAGATGAACAAATAGGTACAGCAATTTTGCCAATATCTGATTTTAACGATTTTGATTCTGCATATAGATTTAGTAATGAAGATTAGAAACATAATATTATTTATAACAGCTTTATTTTTTACAGGTAGTGTTTTTGCTTTACCAGCATTAGCACCTATATTCGCTAGTATTGGTGCCGCTGTAATTCCTGGAGTTGTAGGCACAACAGCGATTGCAATCGGAGTCGTTGCTACTGTGGTTGCTGTATATGCTGGAACACAACTTATCGGCGCTATGAATATGGACTTTCCTGATGATATGTCTGCACAAGCACGTTCAGCTTTAGCTAATCAACAAGGTTCAACCAATCCGTTGCCTGTTATTTATGGCAAAAGAAGAGTAGGTGGTACACCAATTTTTTATCATGTATCAGGAGATGATAATGAGTTTCTTCATGTGGTTTATGCAATCGCAGAGGGAGAAATTCAAGGTGTAAGCCAAGTCTATTTAAACAATGACAAGGTAAATACTCCGCCTGATTTATATGATACAGGTCTTACAAATATAATTATCAATGAAGGCGAAGGTGGTAATATAACTTACTTTCCTACTGAAAATATTCATAAACCAAAGTATGAAGGCATAGTTAAATATGAAATTTACAATGGCACAACAACACAAACAGCAGATCAAGATTTAATCTCAGAAACAAATGGCACTTGGACAGCATCAGATAGATTACAAGGTGTTGCCTATGCAATTGTAAGATTTAAATTTGAACCTGAAGTGTTTGGTAATACAGGAATACCACAAGTAAATTTTGATGTAATTGGTAAAAAAACAAGAAGCACAACATCAGGTGGAACTACATACAAGGTTTTTAGCGATAATCCAGCAGATTGCATTGAAGATTATTTGACCAATACCATTTATGGTAGATCAATTCCAAGTTCACAAATCGATACAACATCATTTACTACTGCAAGAAATATTTGTGATACCGAAGTTACAGTAGGTGGTACAACGCAAAAAAAATATACCTGTAATGGCATATTAAATACGAATAACAAAGCCTTAGATAATATTGAAAAACTTCTTACATCTTGCAGAGGTTCTTTAGTATTTTCAGGCGGTAAATATAAATTACTAATTGATGATACAGGTACAGCAGTTCAAACTTTTGACGAAGATAATATTGTAGGTGCTTTTGAATTAGCTTTAGGAGGTAAGGAATACAAAGCAAATAAAATCAGGGCAAACTTTTTTAACAGGAATCGTGATATGCAAGGTGATTTTGCTATTGTAGAAAGTTCAACATTTAAAACAGAAGATAATGGTTTAAGTCTTGAAAGAGCAATTGAACTTCCATTTACAGATCAAATGGAAAGGGCACAGATGATTTCTACAATCAATATGAAGCAATCAAGGCAATCACTGGTCTTTAAATTTACATCAACCATTGTTGGACTAAGAGCAGAGATAGGAGATGTAGTTTTTATCTCATTAGAATCTTTAGGATGGAATACATTGAATTCTAATCAAGGCAAGAAGTTTAAAATTATGAAACTTGCTATAAAAAATAATGATGAAGTCGATATTACCGCAAGAGAATATGATGATGATGTTTATGATTTTGGTTTGATACAAGCTGAAGATACTTCTCCCAATACCAGCTTACCTAATTTTTCTTCTGTAGATAAACCAACTATATCTACACCATCAGAGGAATTGATAGCAATCCCACCAACATTATTTAATAGAGTCACTATCAATTGGACACAACCAAACAAATCTTCTGTTGAATCTTATGAAATAGGAATTAACAGATTAAACTCAGTTCGCTTTGCAAATAAAGCCAGTTATGATTTTGAAGGCAGAAGTGTAACTGAAAGTTTTACTATTGATAAATTAGAAGAAGGTCAATACTTTGTAGCTGTAAGAGCAAAAAACAGACTAGGAGTTTATTCTGACTTTGCTACAGAGATATTTGAAGTAAAAAACTTTTCTACTTTACCAGCAGTAAATACACCAGCTATAAATTTTGTAACAGAAGAATTATTTACTACCACACAAGGTTCAGGTGTAAAGGCAAAAGCAATATTAACCTTTGGCACATCAGTTAATACAGTATGGGAAGATATAGGAGTTACCATAGATCATTATGATATTGAATTTAAAAAAACTACAGAAGCATCTTTTCAAGGTGCTGGAACATCGCAAGGAACTAATTTTGAATTCTTTGATATTGAACCAGCGTTGTATGAATTTAGAGTAAGAGCAGTCAATACTGTTGGAGTAGCATCAGAATTTTCATCTACTACACAAAGAATCTATGGCTTGACTGCAGTACCATCAGATGTAAGCAATTTGTTTTTAAGAGCAGATTCTAATACTGCTAATTTAAGTTGGACACCTACAACAGATTTAGATGTGAAGATAGGTGGTTTTTATGAGATAAGACATAACTCATTAACATCAGGTGCAGTTTGGGCACAATCAACACAAGTAGGCGAAGCTGTATCAGGTATTTCAAACTCAGCAGAAGTACCATTATTGGTTGGTACTTATTTGATAAAAGCAGTTGATTCTACAGGTGTTAAATCTACCAATGCGACAACAGTAGTGAACACAGTTACACCTGATTTATTTCAATCACAAGTATTTTTAACTAGAACAGAGAATCCATCTTTTTCAGGAACTAAATCAAATATGATAGTAACTGACGATAATACTTTGAAATTAGAAGCAGATACTTTGTTTGATTCATTGGGTCTGATTGATGAAGTGGGATTGATTGATGCCGCTGGTGGTGTAGATTTATCAGGCAGTTATGATTTTGCCAACATTATAGACACAGGTATACCAGCACAATCTTATAGATTAAGTTCTGCATTTGCTTTTACTACTAATTCAACATCAGACTTTATAGACACTCGTTCAGGAAATATAGATGATTACGAATCTTTTGATTTAAATACTTATGATGATGTAGAAGTGCAATTGCAAATAGCAACAACCAATGATGATCCTAGTGGTTCACCAACATTTACAGATTTTCAAAATTTTAGAATTGGTAATTATCATGGTCGTGCTTTTAAATTCAGATTGTTAGTAACATCAGGTGATGTAACACACCAAATTTATATATCGTCTTTGTCTGCAACTTTAGAAGCCTTCCAAAAAATTGATACACAACAATTGACTTCAAGTACAAGTGCTTTAGGTGTTACTTTCGGTGAAGGATTTTTAGTTACTCCAAAAATTGCTGTTACTGCACAGAATATGGCAAGTGGAGATTTTTATGAAATAACAAGTGTGTCTAGCACAGGTTTTACAATTACTTTCAAGAACAGTAGTGGTACAATTGTCGCTAGAACATTTGACTATATAGCAAGAGGTTTTTAATGGCTCAACACGATTACGATATAGCTAACCAATCAGGTGCAAACTTTAGAGCAGACTTAAATAATGCTTTAGATGCTATTGTATCTAACAACTCTGGTTCATCTGCACCTTCAACAACATTTGCTTACGAATGGTGGATTGATACATCTGCTAATGTATTGAAGCTTAGAAATTCTGCAAACAATGCTTGGATTACTTTGCCTTTATCAATCACCGCAGATAATTCAACATCAGGTGCTTTGACTGTTAATGGTAATTTAAGTACTACAGGTACTTTAGATGTAAATGGTGGTGAAGTAATTTTAGATGTTGATGCTGATACATCAATAACAGCAGATACAGATGACCAAATAGATTTTAAAATTGGTGCAACAGATGTAATGACTCTAACAAACAGTCATTTAGTTTTGAAAGGAACAACGCCAAAAATCACTATCGGTGATGGTGGTGAAGAAGATACAGCACTAATATTTGATGGTAATGCACAAGATTTTTATATTGGTTTAGATGATTCTGCTGATGATTTAGTTATAGGCACAGGTTCTACTGTTGGTACTAATCCAAAAGTGGTAGTAGAAAATGGCGGTAACGTAGGTATTGGTGAAGCAGCTCCATTAGGTTTGCTTCATGTCAAATCAGGAGAATCAAGTGGTTCTGCTGATAGTAATGCAGATGAGCTTGTAATAGAAGGTTCAGGAAATCATGGTATTCAATTTCTAGGTGCAAACAATTCATTTATGCAACTTTTATTTGGAGATAGTGATGATAGCGATGTAGGTTATCTTGCATACGATCATACTAATAATGTTTTAAGTTTTGGTGTCAATGCTGGTGAAAAATTAAGAATCCAATCAGGTGGTGGTATTTCTTTCAATGGTGATAGTGCAACAGCAAACGCTTTAGACGATTATGAGGAAGGAACTTGGACAGCAACTATAACGACTGATGGCACAGATTTTACTACTTCAAGCAGAACAACTACAGGCAAATATACAAAAATAGGAAATTTAGTACAGGCTCATTTTAATGTTGCAATAGCTTCACCTACAAATGGAACAGGTAGTTTAGTTTTGTCAGGATTACCTTTTGCAAATGCTGGGGAACCAGCTATCACAAGTCCGATACATTTTGGAAGAGTTGATAACGCGGCAACACAAGATCCTCATGGATATTTAGGAACAAGTGCAAGTTCAATAACGTTTTATTACAATAGAGATGCAAATACCGCACTTGGTTTTTCAGCAAGTAATTTAAATGGACAAGTAACACCTTTCTTTGCTGGTTCAATAACTTATTTAGTATAAAAATTATAATTATTTTAAGAGGTAAAAATGGCAATTATAAAAGAAACAGTAGTAGATAAAATAGAAGTCCTTGAAATGGGACAAGTACAAGTCAGAACTGCTACAGTAATAAAAGAAGATGACAATGAACTAAATCGTTCTTTTGAAAGGCACGTTGTAAATCCAAGTGTAAAACTTGACGATGCTTGGAATGACACCAACATATCAAACGAAGATAGTAAAGTTCAAGCTGTTTGTAATGCAATTTGGACTACTCAAGTTAAGACTGCATATCAAGAAATGATAGATGCACAAGAAATAAGTGAATAGTATGTCAGATATACAAGTCAAAAACGATAATGGTCAAGTTGAACAATTTAGCAAAGAAGATATGACTGATGAACAAAGAAGTTTGTTTGATGCTCTTTTAGACTTGCAAAAAAGATGTATTGAGATTGAGCCGATAGCTAGAGAGTTTGCTGACAAAAAACAATTGGTTGATTTAAAATCCAAGTCATTATTAGAAAGCCTTAGAGGTATAGGAAATGCCCAGAAAGAAAGCGACAGCGAAACCAAGATCATCGACTAAAAGACCTACAGTTGAACAAGTAGCTAATGCCCTTGATAGGCATGAAAGAGTTTGTGAACAAAAGTGGAAAGAAAACTTTCGCAGATTGGATTCTATAGAATCTGATATAAATACTACCAATAAAAGATTATGGCAGATTGCAGGTATTGTTATCGGTCTATTATCTTCTTTAGTGATTAATGCCTTCTTTATGTAGAATGAACCTTGAGCAATATTATGTTGAAATCTCAATATTTATACTAAGTGTCTTAGGCGGTCTTGCTCTTAAAGATTATTCGGTATCTTTTATCAAAGGTCTAAAATTCAAACTCAATTCACAATTTAAAGAAGGCGATAAGGTCTTATTAGATGGCGAACAAGCCATGATAATTAAAATCGGCATGGGTACAACTGTCTTTGGTGTTTATGGTCGTGATGGCTACACATGGCGGTATATAAGCAATAATAAAATAGAAAGCCTAAAATTAGAAAAAATAGTTGATAAAGACTTACATCAAGATTCTGCTTATGAAAAGCGACAAAAACTAAAAAACATATTAGAGGGCAAAGAAGATGATTGATAAATTTTTTAAACCAATAAGCGATTTAATTGGTAAAGCTATACCTGATAAAACTAAGCGTATGGAATTAGAAGCAAGTATCAAATCACAAATGATTGATCTGCAAAAATCACAAAATGAAATAAATCTTGCACAAGC